CCGAAAGCATTACGAACTGTATCGATAACAACAACGTCAGGCTTGATCTCGTCCAACCATTCTTCAAGAAGTCGGAACCCATCTTCAGTACGAAGGTTCATCTCACCACCATCCTCTTTTGAAATCAAAGCTGGCGACCACATATTCATGTTGTGTCCAGTGTCTCCAAACATAGATGTGAAGTTCTTGAAGCGATGAAGAACTGTTCGTGCTGGATTGTCGTAGTCAAGGTAAAAGACTTTGCACGGCTTCTTAGTTTCGTATGGCCCGAAGTTTGGATTACCCGATGCGAGTGATGTCAACAAAGCAGATAAGAAAAAAGACTTGCCATGCCCGTTGTAACCAACCACTTGTGAGATAGCTCCGTGAGCTATTAAAGGTTCGGCTATGTAATCTGTATCTCCTAATGTATCGATCAAACGATCTACGTCTGAACTATATATAGGTCTTAATCGACCAAGCCTTGTAGCTTTCTTTTCTTTATTGGATTTTCTATCGCCATTACTGTCATAATCTGACCTATAATTTCTTTTATCAAGGTCAATGGCAGACTTAATCTTCTCGTTTAACCACTTATCTGTGTCATTCGGAGTGTAGTTTGTACTATCAAAGAACTCGTCATGGAATTTATTGACTACTATATATAGATCATCTCCAGTAATACCTTGTCTTACTTTCTGTGCGACAAATCTAAACATCCAAGTATCAGTACCATCTCCAGTGGTAAACTTTCTATTGATGTGTGCAACTCTTAACTTAGCTTGATCCCATATAGGCATCGCATCATGTACGTCAGCCACCTTTACATTCTCTAAGTCGAGGTTGCCAAACGAGAACTCACCCTCCATCGGAGCCAGGACTTCGGTAGGATTTTCGCTCCAGGCAAAGTCGTCAAGGTTATCCCAGTCACACCCGACACCTATTTCCCAGTCATACATGTGTGCGACTTTACCATCCTTGATCTTAACGGACGGAGGCATAACAACATAACCACCATCGCCTCTAAAATCTAAGCCCTGAACTTTGTGTAGATCAACTGTGTTTTGAAATCGCTTACCATTTTGTGGGTGTGAAAAGTAGAAGTGCCTACCTCTAGTAGTCTTAACACTATATGGTGTGGTTAACTCTTTACTCTTGCAATACTCAACTGCCTTATCGTTGTCGCAGTCAACTACCACTACACCAGAAATAGACCCAGTTATCAGGGCTAAGTTAAAGTTCTTGATGACTGTACCACTCTCCGTAGCTACACCCTCATAGAACCATTCATCAACCTCATCATGGGTAATTTGTTTGGTCTGATATTCTGCCCATTTTATCAGAGGCTTCTTGCTTGTTATACTAAGTGGTATAATATTCCACCCTCTATCAACTGCCTCTGTCGCTTGTTGGTGCATTGACTTTCGCCATTCGTCATTCACTGTCTCTGTCATTTTGTGTGTCCTTATTAAAGTAATCGTTCAAATCCAAATGAGGATTTCGTTCCAGTAATTTACAAAGGAGTGGAGAGCCAATGTAGTTAGACCTTATAATCCTATAAGGTGCTGTCCTATGTTTCCCCATAACCTTTGCGACTTCGTTTACGCCACCACAATCATCAATAAATTTGACTGCGTTGAAATTCATTTCATATTCCTCTCTCGGTTTCTGCTAAATGTTGTTGACGTTCTTCTTGTGTGATCTCTTCCAAGTCGTAAAATCTTTTAGACATCATAACCCTTTGGCTACGACCAGACTTTCCTTTCCTTGTCATCTCACAACGAACAATAAGGTTCTTCTCTACTAATGCCTTGAACCTATTTGATATTGAATTGTATCGGTAAGCCGATAGCTCTTCGAGTACCTCATCTTGGATACATCCACCAGTACCGAACCTATCTATCACTGCCCAAACTATAGCTTCTAGTTTTGTAGCATCAACAGAATTTGCAGCTTCGATACTCGTGTTGTCACTATCTGTCCGATACATCTTATATGTCTCTGTCATTTTATATGTCCTCGTATTGTTTAAACACCTTACATTTAACACAACTAAGACGACTTAATAAACAACTGTGCGTTATTCTACACATCTAATGTCACAACTGGGTCTAGTAACAGATGGCTATTTGAGTTATAAATAAATCACTATTAACATTACGGAGGACTATTATGAGTGATTGGGATGCCTATGATGGGGCAGATGAAACTACTCTAAGTGGACAAGCAGAACGCTATGACCACCTTATTAAAACCAAACAAAAAATTGAAGACGAGATGGAAGGCTTGAAGGATAAAATCCTTGAGAGTTTTTCTAAGGAGACTGGTGAGCAGTCGCTTAAAGCTGGTAAGAGCTTGGTGACTGTGAAAATTCAAGAGCGTTGGGAATGGGATCAAGACTTAATGTTTGATTTGTTTTCTGATCGTGATGAGTTGCCAGCACATGTAAGCAAAAGACTTACTATTAATAAAAGAAAATTTAATTCCCTAACAGAAGATGAGCAGAAAGAAGTTCTGCCATGTCTTACACGCAAGTTAGGAACAACAACCATAAATGTGAGTGAGGTGTCGGATGTTTAGTCCAATGAATACGAATGACCACACCACTTCTTATCGTAAATGTTTACTGTACGGGCATCATGGGTGGGGTAAGACCACTCAGTTTGCTCACTATCAAAAGCATTATGGAAAGGGTTTCATTATTAGTGGAGAGAGTGGACTTAGTTCTATTCGATCTAGTGGTATTGATTACCTACCCTTTACGAGTTGGGGTGGCGAAACAAATCCAGATAACAACAAGTATTCTTTCAGAGATATTGTTAAGTGGATCAAGTCGGAAGACTTTAATTCTAAAGATTACAAGTGGATTGGGATTGATAGTCTTACTGAACTATCCGATCACAGTATGAAGTATGCCAATGAGCTTGCTGAGAATGAAGCAAAGAAACTAGGCAAAGCTAAGAATGGATTTGAAGTTTACGCAACTCATGGCTCCAATATAATTGGTGCTTGTAAATTAATCCGAGACCTACCTTGTCATGTTTTAATCACGGCTCTTTCAAAAGAGAGCACAGATGATAACGGCAACGTAGAGTATTGGGCTATGGTTGGTGGCAAAGCTACTCAACAACAACTCCCTGGAATTTTCGATGCAGTCTTTTGTGGTGTAAGGCATACAGCCGACACTGATGACAAGGCGAAAAAGAAAGTAATCCGTTATGTCATCACTGATGAGGTCAATGGATGGAAGGGAAAAGTCCGTGACGAAAAACGCAGACTAAGACCAGTCGAGCAGACTGGAAACATTGTCGATCTCTTTCGCAGAATGGATATGGACGATGACACTTACGATAAATGGATAGCCAAACATATAAAAGAAGGAGAAAATAATGGCGTTTAGTTTTGAAGATTTAAACCTTGAAGGGATTGTAGCTGCAAAAGGAAGTCAGCAACTACCCAAAGGTAAGTATGTTGTGAAAGTAACAGAGGCTGAAGTTCGCAAGACTGCGACTGGTGGCTCTCAAGTTTACGTTAACATGTCTTGTGATGATGGAATGATTAGGATGTGGATTAATGTTCACACCCCATCATCAGAAGCTGCAACAAGAATTGGTCGAGAACAACTGAAAGCACTATGTACTTTCGGTGGTCATAGTAATCCAGATAAACCAGGCGACATCTCCAGTCTTATTGGACTTGAGCCAGGGATCAGGGTTGTTGATGAGAGCTTCAAAGACAAGACGACTGGCGAAGATCGTGCTGGTACTAAGGTCTCAGGCTTTATCGATCCCAAAAGCGTGCCGAAAGGTTTGGTGTCCTCCTCCCCTAGTCAACCTTCGGTAAGCACAAGCAAAGACTTAGATGATGATATACCCTTTTAACTCTTAGCTTGGGACTGGGGGGAGGAAACTCCCCCCTTTTTTAATATGAAACCAGACATTACAAATCTTATTGATGAAGCATACGCATCAGACCCAGAACAAAAAGCCAGATCATATATTGGTGCATCAGGTATTGGTAATGATTGCCTTGTCGCTATAGCTTTTGCTCATCGTGGTTATCCAGAAACTTCTCCCGACCCTAAGTTGAAGAGAATATTTAGGGATGGTCATAGTATTGAATACAGAGTTGTTGCTGACCTAAAAAAAGCTGGCATCTCTGTTATGGAAAATGATCCTATGACTGGGAAGCAATGGTCTTACACTGCTTATAATGGATTAGCAGTCGGACATGCTGATGGCATAGTTGAGATAGACGGGGTTGCTCATGGTGTAGAAATTAAATCTATGAATGATGCAATGTTTAAGTCGTGTCTAAAAAAAGGTGTGCGATATTCACACCCAAAATATTATGACCAGATGATGATGATGATGGGAATGTCAGGGTTGCCTTGCTTCTTGTTTGTTAGTTACTGCAAGAACAACAGTCTTTATTTACATGAGTATGTAGACTTCGATGAGTTCCGTTATGAATTTTTAATGTCAAAGATTGAGAGAATTTTAAAAGATGACATCACTAAAGTCGCAACCGATGAGAGTGACTGGCGATGTCGTGGATGCTTTAAGAGAGAAGCATGTTGGCATGGCAAAATGCCAGAAGAAAAAATCATCACAACATGTGGCAATGCACAAGCAAATTTCAAAGGGGAATGGGTATGCAGTAAAGGATGCACAACTCATTGCGAGGCATGGGAACCTTATGTGCCGAAGGAGAAAAAATAATTGGAGAAAATTATAGAAAGAAAGTTAACGATTGAGGCTGAGATAGACAATCTAAACGCACGGCTCATGCACATGAGAGGTGATATGTCGAAGGACGAAGTAAAGAAAGCGTTGGATAAACTTAGGTTTCTTATTTCAGAAAGACTTGACCTATCAATACAACTTGTCAGGAGTGGATATGAATACCAGAATTAAAGTCGTGGCCTTTGCTGGTCAAATTGGAACGGGTAAAACTTTATGTGCCGACTATTTGTGTGCACACCACGGATATGCTAAAGTCAAGATGGCTGATCCTCTAAAGAATATGCTTAGAGCGATTGGTTTAACCGATGCACACATTGAAGGCTCACTTAAAGAAGTGCCGTGTGATTTATTAGAAGGGAAAACACCACGATGGGCGATGCAATCCTTGGGAGTGGAATGGGG